TCCCTGCTCAACTTCTTCCGCGCCCTCAGATTCGAGTTCCGCGCCCACGTCAAGTACCGCTTCATCTGCCATTTCTCTCTCCTTTTAGACTGTTGCCGTTCCCCGTGTTCCTGGTGCTGCCGCGTTCTTCTGTACTGAACTCTGCGCCTCTGGTGCCGCTTCCTTGATTCCCGCCTGTGCATTCATTTGAACTTTGTCTTGCTCTGGTTCATCTTTGAAGTTTATCGACTCGCTCGGAGGCTTCATCTGCTGTTGAGCTTGGGCCGCTGCCTGGGCCTGAGCCGCCATCATCTGATCGTGAACCGCTTTGTGCATCCTCACGTTTTGGATACCGAGTGCGGCACGTTTCAAGGCATCTTCGGGTGCTTCCCCATCTTCCGGCTGAGCTACATTCATCCTCAACCAGCAATCCTCGCTCGATAGGTATTCTTGGCACTTTGCTGACTCCCACTTGTGATAATCGTCTTGCTCTGGCATTATTGACGGCTGCGGCTGTGGAGGAGCATACGGCGGGGCTGGTAAACCTTGCTGCTCAGCCTGTAATGCCTGCTCCGCGTGTTGAACCGCATATTGAGCAATTTCCTCTGGCGCTGGAATGTTTGGCGGTTCCTGCAAAAGTAGTTCAAGCTCTCTCGCCTGCTTCTTGTACGCGATTGCCGGGATGAACACCAAGTCCTGATTGCCATTGAGTTCGATGAACTCCTCCCAGTTGTCGGGTGACTCGAAGAGCGCTTGCCCAACCGGAGAAGCGGCGGCCATCTTCACAAGGTCGGTAAGATTCGCCCGCTTCGCCGCCGTAGTCTCCGGGAAAGATGAATCGGACACATGGGAATGGAACTTGCCCTTTTTCAACCGTTCCATCTTTACGGTGATCTTCGCCCCGTCCTTACCAACGACGGCTATCTCCGTTCCATGGTCGGGATTCTTGGATGCCAGCCGCGCCGCCTTCTCTGCGATCCCCGCGAATAGAATCTGCAAATATCCCCACGATGGGCCGAGCATCCCCATTGCCTGAGAACGCTCCATTGCTGTCTTTGATGCAGGGTCGCCAGACTTAGATTCCCCCTGAAGGACAGGCATCGATCCGGAAATATCCTGCGACACTGGCCCACGAAGCTCTTCAATCGCCTCATCGAATCCCTCTGGAGGCGCCGCAGGAGGTTCGCGGTAAACTATCTGCTTCCCGATCTCCTGATCTGGCGGCCCCTCTTTCAGCAGCACATAATCATTCGGACGGCTCCGCTGATTTGAGATAGCCTGATAATCTTCGTCGCTGCCCCGGAAATACGTTACACTCCAGCCGGTTTCGTAATTCTCCCTTTTGGCATTCATGTAGTCGTTGTAGGCGTCTTGGACAACCTTCATCGGCTCCATCAGCGCCCCGCCGGTCATGCCATCGCGCTCCATCGGGAACACAATATCAATCGCATCGTCAGGGCACTCATTCCAGCTTTCTGAGTACGACTTGCCTACATATTTGACATGGCACCCATCAGGGAACAGTTGCAGGAACTTGTCTCGATAAGTGAACTCTTTGCCATCATCGCGCACGTCTTTTTCATCAGCGCCCGGATAAGCAGAATCGAACATCTTGTCTTGGAACACTTCAGGGCGAAGGAAACCGTTCAACTCGGTCGTAAGGTAATTCAGCGCCAGACCGGTAAGGAAAAATCCCTTTTTCGCTTGCTTGACTCCAATTCGCGCAAAGCGATTCCAGTCCGATTCGCCAATAGACGACTCCCCGGCGGTGATCTTCGAGCGAATCCACTCATTCTGTGCTTTTAGGGTAAGAACATTCTTATCGTCAAACAGGAAGCAGTACGGCGCGTCGGACCAGCACTTGCAGACGATGGGAACCTTGGACTCCATTGTTCCGTAAATGTCTGCCATCTCCATTGAGCGCGGCTCATCCTCATCATTCAAGCCAAAACGCGCCTTGGATTTCAGCGTGTGCGTCCATGCGATTGTCCGGCCCGACATTCCCATCATGTAAGAGACGCGCTTTTGAATCCTCTTTACCGCGCCGCCTTTTTCCGACCGGTCGAATATCTCCCAGAACCCTTCAGCCGTCTCAGATGCCTCGATGGACTCAGAATCCTGCTTATCCGCCGAGAACCCAATGCCGGGAGGATTCTGTGTTAGCACCGCATCGAGCGAACGCCAACGCGCTCTGAAAATGTTGTAAGCGCCCATAAACATTGGGCATTGAACATTCTGGCCATTACCGATATCAACATATCCGCCAGCCGTACCAACCTGGTAAACACCTGTTGACCAGTTGGGGTAAACGTGCTGGATTCCATCGTAATAGAAGCGCATGATGCGGTCGAGCAGCACTTCGATGCGCCGGTCGTACATTTCCTGGTCTTGGAGTTTCTTTACGATGCCTTCTAGCTTGTCAGTCAAGTCTTGAGGCATATCCCGGTTATTCTCGCCGTAGGTTGGCGGATCATCGGGCTGTGGAACCGAGTCCAGGCCGGTTTCGTCCGCTTCAAGTCCATCCGGGAGTAGGGCGTTAGTTGCGATTTGCGGCCTCGATTCCCAAGTTCACCACATCCTCACGCGCTAGAATCGCCGCCATTGCCCTTGCAATCACGTCACAGCACGGCTTTCCGTCGGTAATCATACTCAGGCAGTACGGGCATTGAATCAGGCAGTCCTTGGGCGACAACCGCGCTTCCCGCATCTGCTTCCACACGTAATCGAGCTTTTGCTGTCCGGTCATGCACTGGCAGCACGGCCCTTGCGTGAGGGCGTTCCATGCGTGGCGTACACAGTATGCGCCGTTGTGGTTCATCGCTGATACAACTTTCCCCGCGCCTTGGACTTGATGCGCTCGGCTTCCGATTCGCTGATGTTGCCAGCGTGTTCGCTGCGGGTTGCGCCGCTGATCGCCAGTCGAGCGTGTGTGGCATCATTGACTGGGAAGCTGCGCCCAGGTCCGGCAAAGGAACTCTTCGGCATCTTCTTGCGGTCTGCTGCATAGAGTTTGCTCATCGCTCATCTCGCATGATGTCTGCAACAAGCTCTTGCGGTTCTCGTTCATCCTCAAGCAACAAAGAAGATGATTCCACACAGATTGCAGACTTGGTTCTTGGACGAAATGTTAAATCTTTCACAATTGGGTGGTTAAGAGGTACAACAGATGCTACATCGGAAAGCCATACCCAAGCGCCTCCAATCAAAACCATTTTGTCGTCTTTATCTCGCGCCATATAGTTTCCCCTTCCGATCAGGCTTGCCCTTCTCGGAGCCAACGCTAAAATCGTGTAATTGCGAATGGGACATCTTGAGCAGCCCCCGGTTTCTCGAATAGAGTTTGCCAGGGGCGTGCTCCGCGATTTGCATGGCGGTTTGTTGCGCAACACTTTTAGCTGGAATGGTCGCCTCCCATGTGCGATGCAATTCTTGCACATCTTTCGGTAAAATCAGACAACGACATTTCCCGCTTCATAAAGTTGCACGGTTTACAACATGAAACCGTATTTTCCTTGGAATATCCAAGATTGTTATCAACCCTGTCAATGCCATTCAACACGATCTCCTCGAAAACCGTTCGCTTCACCTGCGCCGGACTATCTCCACAATAAAAGCATGAAGATTGAGTGAGTCTTGAAAATTCCTCTGGCGTCAATGAAAAATCAAGACCTCTTACGATTGCACTTCGTCTTGATTCCCCAAAAGACTTTCTCATAGTAGCGCCAGGGCGTCTCATAGATAAACGTCGGCGCGCCTTTACTTCTGGAGCATGTTTATTGCAGCCGCAACTTGTGGTTCTTCCAGACTCAAGACTACTAGCTACCCGAACCACACTGTTTCCACAATCGCATAAACACAACCAAGAAATTTGCCTCTTCGAGTTTCTTCCATACTCACACACAACCTCAAGTTTTCCGAATCGCATTCCAGTGAGGTTATGCGCATTATGATGAAAGGTTCCCTCTGGGACCGTAATGGGTCGCGGTCCAGAGGAGAGACGTGTTTGCGCCTTCGATACTGATGGCATTATTGCACCGAAACAGAATACTCCAGAATCACCTTCAAGGTTCCTGTTCCTGTAGTGAAGGCTCCGGTTGCATTGGTGATGTAGATGGGCTGATTGAGCACGTTGGCCGCAGTAAGGACCGCATTCAATACGCCGCTTTCATTGATCTCCTGCATAGTGGTTCCCGACGTAAGGAAAGCCGCAGCAACTGTCGATGCAAGAGCATTTGTGGCTGCCGTTGTACCATATCCGACAGTCAGAACGCCTCCACTCGCATAGGCTGTGCCGGTATTCTCGTCAACGAGAGTAGCCTTCAGCACGTGATAAAATAGGCCGGCGCCGGGAGCGGGAAGCAATTGAACCGGAGTTGCATACAGAGCGAGAATCTGGGCATTGGTCAGAGTCACGACCTGCCGCTGGACACCCATGCTTGTAAAGTATTGAGTCGCCTCAAATACTCCACCATCCGATGCCCTCACCACATCTCCAGCACCATGCGCGTAAGTGAAAGTCGCCGTCAATACGCATTGCTGGTAACTGTTCGCCTGCCCAGTTGTGCAGGATGCCGAACTCGGAGTGACAACCTCATAGGTCGCGCCGGAGCCGATTGCGAACGGAGGATAGGTGGTGCCTGAAAATGGGTAAAGAGGATACGCGCCCACGCCGGTAGAGGTTTTTCCGTAATCCAGCGTGATTGAGTAGCTTCCCGAAGTTCCGCCGCCAGCACCAACAATAAGCGCCGGTCCGCCATTGGGTGTGACTCCATAGGCAAAGCTGCTGACATTGATGTCGCTGGCGTATTGGCCATAATACTGCGCTGAAACGGGCAGTGAAGCCAGAAGCAACGCGCCGATAATCAAGAGTGTCTTTTTCACGTCATTCTCCTTGGGCGTTCTGCCCGGTTACATTCCGCCCAGTGCTGGGCCTTCCTCGTTCTCTGATTCGCCATGCTGGTGCTGCGGTTCTTCGGACTCTTCGCCGAGAAACTTGTCCATCGCCTCACGAGCCTCGTTTGCGGTGTTGTGCTCACCATGGTCCGTATGCTGTCCCTGCTCATCAATCGAGTGGGAGTGGGCTGCGATGCCGTCGTGATGTACGATGTGGTGCTTGTCGCCGTCCGTTACCTTGTGGCCAAGGTGCGCAAGCATATGCAGATGGTCTGGATGCTCTTCGCGGGTTCCGTCGGGATGCTCTGTGTGGAAAGTCCCATCGCCGTGATCGTGGACGTTGTGAATCTGATCGCTTCCGCCGTCGCTCTTCTCTTGCTCTTCAGTCGATTCGTGCGGTTTGGTTTCGCCATGCGGCTTGGGGATGTAAGAGCTATTCCGCTCCCCGCCGCGCATCTTGCCAAGTCCGTCAAAGCCATCTCGCGCCATTATTTTGCCTCACTTTCGGTCGATTCCGGTAATGATTCCACCGGAGCGGGGTCCGTAACCGGGATAGGTTCCGTAACCAACGTAGGGTCCGCGACACTCGGCTCCTGGGGAATCTGCTCAACGCCGTCCCTTGTGAAGGACTTCACTCCTAGTTCTGAAGCGTTGGGATTGAAGTAAAGCGGCTCCTGGTGAACGACATTCACGCCGTCCGCCGGAGTAGGCTCTCGAACCACAGCCGGAGCGGAATACGTGGAAGGCGGAATATCTGTGATCGGGATCGGTCCAACCGTGTTCTGAACCAGATCGACGCTGACGCCATCCTGGGCGGTAGGCTCAAGCGGAGCAGCCTCCGCGAAATACTCATCGAGTAGCGCGATAAACCGGGCCACCAAGTGCGGGTCACGGGGCAGAATCAACTCATTCTGCAAGAGTTGTGCGAATTCATTCACCTTCATTTTGTTCTCCAATCTTAGGTTGCAACCCAAACGCCGCCTCGGTCAACCGGCGCACATCCGCCGAAGACTTGGCCTTGATGGTTGAATCATCTCTCTTTTCCTGGGGTTGTGTCAAAGGAATCTTGCGGAGACGCTGAATTTCTGCCTCAAGTCGAGCATTATGGGAGGTTTCTGTACTCAGAGTTCCAAGCGCAAAATCACGTGCTTCTTTCAGTGCCTTAATCTTGCGCTTATCGTCCTGTACGCAAATGGCCATAATCGCAATCACCACCAAAAGAACGAAGATCACTGCCGCGCTGCCCATGCTGACCCCTTTCTCGGATTGTTATCCTGCTTCCATTTTGCCATAAGCACGCTCTTTGCCGTCATGTCCGCCTTGGGACTCAAGCTCTGATAATACTCCTGTTGCCTCACTTGCAACGGTTTGGAGGCTGGACGCCCAAAGATTGCATACAACCCATACCCGGAACCTTGCAGCGGAGAATCAGATCCGCCAATCCCTGCCTCAATCTGCTCAACACGAATCGGGTCAGACTTCACAATTGGGATTATCCGGCGTAACTGGCGACACTTGTCGCTTACCTGCCAGCCTGGAATCTCTATCGGGTGCCCACCAGCATCCTCGCCCACTCTGATTCGCTTGGCCAGAAGTTCCCTCATCAGCGTATCGCGCCCCAGCTTGTCCCTTGTGCTTGGCAGCGGTATTGGGATGCCCTCACGACGCAATACAGGAGTCATGCGCTGATTCACAGACCGCATATCCGCGCCCATCGTCGCTGTTGTTTTGGCGTAGTTTGCATCGAATGACTGAGTGAAGTTCACAAAGTTGGGCATTACCAACTTTCCGTGTTCATCCTCTTCCATCGCCCATTCTGCCAGCGCCTCCGCCAGGTTCTCAGGGTCAAGGTGTTGCGTATAGAACTCATCGTAGGTATAGACCTCACCATCTGGACCCATGCAGTGTTTGTAGTAGCTTGCCGGGTCTTCATAGCCCCAGTTGCCTGAAATCCACCGGCGATACCAGTCTGGGAACCGAACGCTGCCATCCTTGAATACATGGATATTCTCATCCCACACGCCTCTGAAGTATCCGCCAGCCGCTCCCCACAGGCCGAACTTGAGCGCATCGCGCACATCTGCCGGGTACGCTTCCAGGTTCTTGAGGAACGTGGGGTCATTGGCAAAGATAGGGTTATCGAGGTATGTCGCCGGAAAGTAATCGTAGTCATCCGGGTCAAATGCTGCCTTCTGACTATCGTCCATCCCCATGCAAGGAATGCCCTTAACGAACAAATCCTCTACCCACATCGCGCCAATACCGATGGGATTTCCTGCCCCATACTTGCGGGGCTTATCGCTCACCGGGCAGCGATTCCAGGCCGCAACGCTTGCCCACTGCTTGAAAGTGAACTCGCAAAGCTCATCGTAACCCATGTGGAACCACTGGCCCTGCCATCCCCACACATCATGCTCATACTGCATCGACCCAAACTTGGTCGTAGCGCCGTTGAGCCATGTGACCTGGTTCTTGCCCTCATTGTACTGCCGGTAAAGCTCCTTGGGAAACGACTCGCGGAACCTGGTAATCACCGTGGCTTCAAGCATGGGGAATGTACGCCGGAACAGAATCGTGTGGACCTTGGGACCGTCCTCGGTGCTGAACTCATTGCACGCTTGGAACTGCTCCATCAGCATCCCCATCGTTTTGCCGGGGCCAGCCGCGCCGCCCATGAACCCGTATGGTGCTGCCGAAGCATGGAAGCGGCACTGGAAAGGGTATGGATCGTAAATCTTGCGCGTGTCGATTACAAACCGCTCTGCGCCTGATAGACCCATACCCTTAAACCTCCTTATCTGGATAGATGCCTGAGAAAATAGGCCGTTGCTTCATGCCTTCCACGTGGCGGTACGCGGCCTCAATCTCCTCGCGGAGAGAATCAATCGTCGCCCCACTTCGGAGCGCGTTGATCGCCCATTCGTATATCTCGTCACGCTCTACTGTGTCCATAGCCTATCCGTGGTAGATGACAAGCGATCCGGTTGTGGGAGCCGTGGCAAACAGGCCGCGCACCCAAGGCACAGCGCATGAGATCGTAGCAAGCGCACCTGCTGCGATAGACGATCCGAGAGATGCGTACAGCGACGCGCTATCCGACGGGGCGGCTTGCATCTGTACTGCCTGGTTTGTGGAGTTGAAGACCGTGCAATATGTTGCCGTATCACCTGGCGCTGGAGCAATGGCCACCTGCTCCGTGGCTAGTACGCCGCTATCAGATGCGGCATTGTTGACCAGCGCGATCTGGTCGCCGGTGTAGAGCG